GTAGGACCAGTGAACAAGAATGATGCGATAGGCCGACTCTCGTTGCCTATACCTGAGAAGTTGATATACACCCGCTCGAGTACTGAATCGACCGCTGAATCCTGTCCATAGAGCTTTTCCTTTATATTCCCTTCGAGATCAACGATCTGGACGCTCCTTTCGTTTTGTAAGCGATCAAGTGGTACGCTAGTCACTCGACTTACTTGTTCCATTATCTTTAGCTTACTGATAAGCACCTTGCCCTTGTCTTTCACACGTTCTTTCGCACATGCACCATCGAGCAGATCGATACTCTTATCCGGATTTTTCCTGTCGTGGATATAGCGTCCACTGAGTTCTACTGCAGCCTTCACGGCATCAGCGTCGATTGCTACGTTGTGGAACTTTTCCAGCCTAGAACTCAGTCCGGTTAGAATTTGCTCGGTTACTTCAGGGTTTGGCTCATCGATGTTGACTTTTTGAAATCTACGCATGAGGGCCCTATCCTTCTCGAAGCTCTCGTAGTATTCTTCCCAAGTAGTTGAAGCCACCACCTTGAGTGTTCCCCTGGTTATAGCAGGCTTCAGCATATTCGCAAAGTCAAGAGAAGAGTTGGTGCCGGCTCCGGCACCCTTCATAGTGTGCGCTTCGTCGATGAACAATATAGCCTTCTGCCTTGACTCCAGTGCCGAGATGACTTCCTTGAACTTTTCTTCAAATTCGCCACGATACTTAGAACCTGCCAGCAATGATCCAATCTCAAGCGACCATACTTCATGTCCCTTTAGGAATTCTGGAACTCGGTTCTTTACGATCTCTTGTGCGAGACCCTCGATAAGCGAAGTCTTACCAACACCTGGGTCACCGATGAGCAGTACGTTAGCTTTGAATCTACGAGCGAGCGTAGTTATCATGTCCGACAGCTCTTCGCTTCTACCTATCATTGGTTCTAGCTTGTCTTGCTCTGCAAGTTCGGTTATATTGATGCAAGACTCTTGTAGTATCTCAGCAGCAGCCGACTTGCTGACTGAAACGTTGTTGTGATTGTAGTTTTTGTGCCAGAAGTCAACAAATTCCTTCTTGGTCACTCCGTACTTCAGTAAAAAGTAGTGCGCGTGACTGTTGGTTTCTGCCATCATAGCAAGATACAAGTCGATCGTACTGACCGTTCGTCTGCCAGTGAACAGAACTTGTGTCAACGCTCGGTTGAACACACGCTCAAGAGCGTTCGTTTTCTTTGGTTGAATAGACTCTCGACTCACGAGACTTGAGCCGACACCATCGACATAAGCATCGAGTTCATCGTCGAACAAGTCAGTTGATACGCCGAAATCCTTCAGCACTTTGTTGAACTCCTCATGCCTTATGAGCGCGAGCAGTAGATGTTCCGTTAGACAATACTCATGACCCTTATCCTTGGCCAACATAACCGCACAGTCAATTATCCTTTCTATTTCCGGATTGTCATTCATTTTTTGTCCTCGTTGTTGAGTGTTCCATTATATGCTATTTCCCACCGTTCGTCAACTGCTCATTTCAGTCTTTGTATAGCCTCCAACAATTCCTCATTTATTACCTCAGGAATTCTCACGCCTATTTTAACGTGCATATCCCCATAAGTCAAGTCTTTTTTGAGTCCTTTTCCTCTAAGCAGCAACACCGTACCTGGCTGGGTCATGTCAGGCACAGTCACGTTCAGCTGATTGCCCAGAATATCCTTTACAGTGGTCTGACAACCAAGGATGCAATCCCACACGCTGATCGTATGCTCCATCAACAGATTGAGTCCATGCCTTTGCCAGCCTGGATGAGGATGAATTCTGAAGTTGATTATCAGATCGCCGCCTCCTGGTGCAATACCATGATACTGAATCGTATCGCCATCATTGACGCCAGCAGGTATCTCAATCTCGACGATCGATGTTCCTAGCTGTGTGCCTATGCTGACCGGCCTCCTGCCACCAGTTGCTACGTCGACCAACGTTATCCACAGACTCATCTGATACCTAGTCCTGCGAGCGTGCCCACCATGGAACTGCGCTCCGAATATATCGAAGATCGAATCGAAGTTGAACGAGGCGTTGAACGCTGTGTTGAACTGAGGTTGAGGCGTGTCATACTGCGCTTTTTTCGCAGGGTCCGACAGCACTTCATACGCTGCCTGAACCTTTTGAAACTCCTCTGTGTTGCCACCTGGACGATCAGGATGAAACTTGGCAGCGAGTTTTCTGTAAGCTGTTTTTATGTTTTCTGGAGTCGAATTTCTATCGATTCCCAGGGTTGAATAATGGTCACTCATGGTAATATTTATCGCGTATCATTGTCTCGCAACTGAAATTGTACATGCCGCCATCAATAACTATCGACAGATCGGATATACTAGTTACGGGTAGACTATTGAATAATGGTTGCACAGAATCACTACATTTTACATAATGATGCGATTCTGTGCAACCACCAATAACTATTGCAGTAAGGATTGCGCCTTGACGTAGTAACGCAACAATGCTTCGCCACCAGCATCTGCCTTTACCTTGTCTCCATCGATTGAGATATGAACCTTGTCTGCGATTGGAGGCATGGTCAGACTTGGGCAGTTCACCGGAGCAGGCGTAACGGGTTTTGGACATGGCTTTGGCTCTGGTAGCTTCAGATTTGGCGCTACTTGAACGCAACCCGATAGCAATACCATGAGTAGGATCAGGCCCCTCATTTCTTTTTGGCTCTACTTTTCTTGACAACATAGTCGATACTATGTTCATCGTCTTCGACGACCGTTTCGACTGGAGTAGGCTTGTTGTCTTTGAAAAACAGACCAAGTAAACCAACTACTACCATGCCCAACACGGCGACGTACTGTTCTTGTTCTGGGGTTATGACCACGCCAAGCGATGTCAGCAACCAAACAACAGCTTTCCATGTACTAGGCTCGGTGAAATCGATACCGAATCGTGCTTTCATCTCTTCCATGTCAGACGCCCGCTTTTGCTTTCGTAAAGGCTACTGCTAACTCGATTGCCAGCCTCACTGTTGAGTCGGATAACTTGAGTCCAGCAACCTGAAGCTCGTCCAACACACCGTGACGCTTTTCAGCACCAGTGAGCTTCTTCGTATTCCATTCAGTAACAGATTTGAGTACTCGTTCAAACACACCAGATTCAAGTAATAATCTGGCCAATATTGTAATTGCCTGAGTTAACAAAAATGCGTTCATAATAACCTCCTTTAGTATCCAGCTCTTGCTCTTAGTGCTTGCAACTCTGGATCGAATTTTTCATAATAAGTCTTCAGTGGCAATCCAGCCGCTGATCTTACCTCGTTCAAGTCCTTGTCAAACTTTTTCCTGTATGCTTTTGGAGTAAGTGGAACATGCTTGTCGAAGTCTTCCTTTGTAAATGGCATCGTTTTGCCTTTATACACCATTTCCCAATCATCCACGTCGAACTCAGTTAGGGTATTCAAGTCGCTCAATAACTGCCATACGTTCTGTCCTGCTGTGCTACGGCGGCGAATCTCTACATACACCAAATAACGATTGGGCTTTATTTCACCAGGACTCTTATCCGAGTCGACGATGAAATCGTAACCTGTGTCCATCCAGTGAACTAAGTCCTTGGCTGCTTGATCGTCACGAACGAAGAAGCTAATTACGATGATATCATCCGGATCGCCTAGTTTGGATTCAAATGCGTCGACATGAATGCAAGGCTTCATCAACTCGACCATATCTTTATATTCTAAGCTCATTGAGGTACCTCGCCATCAACTTGATACTGATCCTTATCTACGTCGTCTTCGTAAGATTGATCCAAGTCATGTAAATCAATACTAGCATTTTCAAGCTCAATACTACCAGTTCTAATATCACTCATTATGCTTTTAGGCATAGTTATTTCTACCAACCATACTTTATGATCGGACAATCTTGCCTTATGAGTCCCTGGACGATAATCACTTGGATCGGTAATTTTAATAGGAACCTTCATTATGGTTTTCTTGTACTTTATCTGGCAGTCAAATGGAAGCAAACGACGAGCGCCTCTAGGGTCAGGCATCAGATGCTCAGGCCACATGAAGATACAAGATACACGATATTTAGATACGGTAGGGCCAGAGACCAGCTCACCGATTTCCCAATTCTTGAAGGCATAAATATCCATCTCGTCCAATACTCGTTCAAAGTCTAACAGAGTTAGTAATGAACCATCGGACATATAGATATCACGGATATTCTTCGCTATTTGGAAATAGTCCTCGTGATCCTTGAAAACGTGTTGATCTATGGTAGAATGATTATTGGTATTCATAGTTGTATTTATCAGAAATAGATAGGTATCGAATACGCGAGAACAAAGCTGTCAGTACAGCTAAGTATTTATAAGTAATTTTCAAAGTAAAACTACTACTATTTCGGCAGTATACCACTAGTAAATACTATAACAGTTTGATAAACTGTGAGTAAGTTCACTTCACATGGAGACTAAAACAGTGAGCAGGAATAGAGCAATGAAAGAACAAAAGCGTACCAACCACCACGAAAACGTCGTAAGCATAGATCAAGCTCAATCGTACCATCGTCCTAAAGCAATACACATCGTACCAAGAACTCGCAATCAAGAGAAATTGGTAACGGCACTACAGGACGACAAACAACATGTAGTCGTAGCTACAGGTCCAGCAGGTACAGGCAAAACCTACTTATGTATACTGAGAGCCATACAGGCACTTAGGGCAGGTGAATGTAAACGTATTATGTTGATCAGACCTGCTATTGCGGTGGATGGCGAAAGTCATGGCTTTTTGCCTGGAGATTTGAATAAGAAGCTGGAGCCTTGGTGCCTTCCATTATTGGATATACTACATGAGTTCTACAAGCCATTCGAAGTGACCAAGTTGATCGAAGACAAAGTAATCGAGTTAGCTCCATTGGCAATGATGAGAGGCAGAACCCTAAAGGACGTATTCTTGATCGCGGATGAAATGCAAAATGCAAGCCCAAATCAAATGAAAATGCTTCTCACCAGAATAGGTGATAATTCCAAGTTCCTAGTGACGGGTGACATTGAACAAACGGATAAGAGAGTAGGCGCAAACGGACTACTGGATTTATGCCAGAGATTAGCCCGTTCGCCGGTGAATGGAATGTCGCTGTGTGAATTCACTAATAGTGATATTCAGCGCCATCATCTGATTGGTAAGGTACTGGAACTCTACGCTGACTGAGTTTCGGCCTCATCATTGACTTCAACAACGGCTGTTGATTCTTCTGAATTTTCAGCCGTTTCTGTATCTGCCTTCTTGAGTTCCCATCCATTCTCTAGGAATAGACGTTCAATCGTTGCTGCATAATGCTCGTAGTAGTAAGATACTATCCGTTCCCATTCCTTGGGCACCACCTTGCCACCCATACTAGCTTTTACGACTTCTAGTTTACCGAAGTCTAGAATAACGCTGCCAGTTTGAATGTCATTCACCCTTAGTTTTTTCGAGACAGTCATCTCTTCCGAGATTTGCCCTTTGGCACCAGTCTTGTATGTTATTATCAAATATCTCAAATACTTTCTCCAGTTTATTTTTTCATTTCCGATATTGCGTTAGCAATTTGCTCCACTTGATCCGCGTCGATGCAGTTTTCTGAGAACGAAGAGTCGAACACTTCAGCAACTACCATGCGTACATCCGTTTCAGTAACCAGTCTTTCCAATATCGACTTAGCCTCGATATCGTATTCATCTTCAGCGATATACGCTATTCTCATGGGATCGATCGTCCATAGAATCCTGGATATGTCTGCTGTGTTCATGTGAGTCTCTTTTAGGATATGGATATAGTATAGCAGGACTTTGTTCGATGTCAATAGAAATCATCAATGAGAGAGTGAAGCAAAGCCTTCTCCTCGTCCGAGAAACCATAGAAATCCATTATAGAATCATCATCCCAGGCTCGGTCCAATGGAGGCAGTGGCACGTTTCGTAGATATCGACGAGTACAGAGATCGAATGATACTTTGTTGATGCCCAGCCCGAACCTAGCGACTTTGGTTTTTAGGTACGATTTGAGGTTGACAACTTCGTCATCATTTGCTAGATTGTAACATCCTCGCTCATTGGCGACTTTTTCAGAGTGTATATCACTCCCATGAACGAAAAACACCCAGTAGTCAGTAGATACGAGAGACAATACGTTGTCTCTCGCGTTATTGACCATACTCGGCTGCCCTAGGTAGGAGCCACCATTGTATGGGCCAAATATCTTGACAATCGAACTCTGCTGTGCTATGCTCTTGACTTTTTCTACCAGAGCGAATATTTCAGACCTTGGCTCCCATACTCCTGTGGGCATATCCTCGTAAGTAGCAACTTGGTATCGATTGCCGTTAGGATATACCACCTCAAATGGCCCATTGTTATACTTCACCACCTCGGTGATAACAAGTGGAGAGCCAAAAGACGCACCAAAAAACCTATGTCCATTAATATAGGTGAGCCTCTTGGTTCTACGTCGCAACTGATCAATGATGGTCGATTCCTCGGCACGATTTGAACGTCGCATGGTCCATCCTCCTGGATGAATGAAGCTGACAATGTCAGCCATGTCAACACATTTGGATAGGATTCTCAGATGGAGATTTTTTATATATGGCGGGTTGCCCACTATGATATCAAATCGCATTTCTATTTTAGTGATTCTTCGTAAATTCTTATCAAATCTGATTTCGACAGGCTAGGAATTCCAACGGTGTTTTTGGCAAATGCTCTGAAGGTGCTTTCAAGCGAGATGAGCCTTTCAATGACAGCGTCACTCGTCACCTTTAGGAAGTAATGTTCATGGTAATAATGATCGTAATCTTTGACCATGACTTTGCCTGCCACTCCCCCAACTCGACAGATGAATAGATTCGACTCTTCCTTTGTGACAAATTCAAAGTCGGAATGGTTGCGCCTGGACTTAGTGATAAGACGTAACTCTTCCTTTACTATCCAACGTTGGTTGCACGTCGTTATCTTAGGCCCGAAAACGAAATCCTTGTTGTTGGTGTCGGAAACTAAGTGCAGACGTCGATCAAGCCGAGCAAGAAACGACTCCTTGCGTACCGTTTTTGGCAGAACCATTCTAATATCCTTACTCAGTGAAACGCATCTATTCAAAAATTTCAATACCAGATTCGCTTTTCGGCCGTATGGTGGATTGCCCACAATAAAGTCGAATGTCATGTATGATATTTGATCAATTTCACTATCCCAGGACTTAGAAATCCACTATAACGACAGTGGTGCTTCATTATATCAATACAAGATATCAGCCGATCTTTTACATATTCTGCTGTATCCATATCCGGTGTATATACATACACATAATTTCTAATATCCTTTGAACCCATTACAGGGTTATTGTCCTCGTCCAATACTTCAATATGAAATGGCCATAGGTATCTGGTAGTCGGTATTGAAACCCGAATTCCTTTATGGTTCTTGGTATCTACCTCGAACATTGAATTCAGATTGTCATTTAGGCTCAGTTCCTTGAACACTTGGTCGTGACCGCTCAGCGGCATAAATCCTAAGTTCGTAGGAGAGCCGTCACTGAATCGAAGTCCATCGTCACCAGACTTGTCGACGATCACATATCCAAATGTCGATCTGACCGTAGTGAAATGCTTTTCTACGTCATTAATATTGGCGTAGGAACTGTAAATGTTGAAAACGTCCCATAATCTAGATAAGCCTTTATACTTGTATTCTCCTTTCAAGTTCGAAGAAGGGGAAGCCCATGTGGCCGGAGTAATCAAGCAAGCAATTCCTTTTTTCTTGGCAAGCGACAATACTAGCGGCCAAAATTTTGACCACAAATTCATGGATATGGCTTTTCTTGACCCATCATCTTTTGTATCTTGAAATGGTGGATTCCCAACGATAACGTCAAATCTCATTTATGCTCCTATTGTGAAATATTTATCATGGGACTCTCCACCATTGCCAAAATTAGCCCCGAGACAGCGCAGCAAGCTCGCACAGTGTCGCAGATAGGTTGATTTCTTGTATCGCCACAAGTGGAATGTTGACGTATCCATTCCGAATTATGATGATAGCTTCGTCCTGTTTCTCCTCATCCTTTGTCCATAGATCGAGATTTTCATACAACCAACGAAATACATCCTCCATTTCGTCGGGTCGAATCGAACTACACATCAACTTACGAGCTTGCGTGTACTTACCAGCCTTGAACAATTTCACAGCATCAATCTTCCAATCTCCGCCACCACTTTCATCGCCTCTAGCTGATACCAGCACACCTGTCTGGCTATTCATCTGAAGGTTGTTCAGGCACTTGCGAAGATCAGGATACGTTGAGCGAACGTAGTTGTCAAGAGTGTCAAGATCGAACTCGACACCTTCTTCTACCAACACGGTCGCGACTCTGGCTGTGAACTCGGTTGCATCGACCTTTTCGATGTGGAAACCCTGACACCTACTATGGAGAGCAGGAATGACACGATTTGGATAATTACAGGTCAGAATGAATCGAGCAGTCGAATGATACGCTTCCATGACTCCACGCAGTGCCGCTTGTCCGTTTGGAGTCACATAATCAGCTTCGTCTAGTAGTACGACCTTGAAGTCACCAAACGGCATCGTTTGCACAAAGCCTGTGATCTTGTCTCGGATAGTATCCACGGAGTTTTCACGACTAGCGTTGATCTCAAGGATGTCATACTCGTCGATGCCTAGACAATTGATTAGAATTTTTGCGAGTGTGGTTTTGCCAACACCAGGTGCACCAGAGAACAAGAGATGAGGGATGAACTTGTCATCGATCCAACCTTGAATCTGCTCTCGTTGCGCTTGATCTCTGAAAACATAGCCATCAATGGTTGAAGGCCGATATTTCTCTGTCCAGAGGGTATTTTTCACTTATTGATTCTCCTATTAGGTTGTAGATTCGTTGTATTCAGTGAATGAAAGATTGCTACCGAAGGATACAAAGTGTATGTCGCCAACCTGGTATCCTGATGAAAATTCTGCGTAAGTTATGTTGAAGAATATGCCAGCATTTGAAATTTCGAGGATAATCCCTCTCTTCTTTCTGGTGTCAGCAGGACAAATATTTACTTCCTTGCCGACAAAAGATTTTAGTAGTGACATGTTCGTTCTCCGGTGCGATGAATTATGGTTGTATGATAACGCACCGGAGCGGTCATGTCAAGTGATTACATGGTTTGTTTTTCGATGTGGACAGCGGTCGAGTGTGTCTCGTCCATTGGCTTTTCGTCGGATACCAGCAAGATGTCGTTGTAGTCGACCTTGCGTATGATTTTTTCACCATCGGCATCTTGGACTTGAATACCGCGAGTCCATCGACCATGCGCGATGCAAACCCATTGTCCTACCGATACTTCGGTCTGCTCTGGACCTACTGCGTAGACTTGGCCCCACCTTGGACGTATACCGGTTCCCTTACCGTTGTCGGACAGTAATATCAGTCCTCCGTGTGTAATACGCTCATCGAATACCATGTCAGTGACAATGACATCTTTGCGGATAGGGTTGAACTCATCTTTATCAATCTCGAATGGAGCAAATGCGTTACTCATAATATCCTCTTAGTTATTCTCTCTCAATGCCTTCGCACGAGCGATTGCAGCCTGAAGTCCAGTGAGTGAACCTTGCTCGACGATTGGAGCAGGTGCAACTGCTTCAGTCACGACTTGATGCACTACTTCAGGTTCATCATACACGACGGTTTCGGGTACAGCTACATCTTCGATAGCTGATACTGCCACCTCTTCGACTACCTGCACTTCTTCGACGACCTGAGGTACCTCTTGAACTACTGGAGCAACAGGCTCAGGCAGATAT